CGGGTTGGCCTGTGGAAGAACGAATACACGCTTGTCCACGATGGACGAAGCGCTGATGTCAGTGTCACCACTGGCGTAGTACACCGAAGCAATGAGCATCTTCGATGTATAGTCAACGTCTGAATCGTCGGGGAACCGGGCGTTGGTAGCACTCTGCCCGTTGTTGGCAGCAGTGCCTTGATGGGCAAATACTACAAAGTCACTGCCCACCTTCTTAACAAGGATCAGAACGAACTTGGCGTTCCCAGAGGGGGGAGCCGCCATATTCAGGACAGTGTCCGATGAGAGAGCGTGAGTCGAATGCCCGAAGTACTCACCGTTCAGGTAGCCAGTGATGGCTCCAACGGTGACGGTATTGGTAGCCGTCCTTGTAGTGGCCCCTCCGGTAAGGACTCCTGACTTCTGGTACCCCAGAGTCTGAAAGTCTCCCTTATCCGGTTCTGCTTGATCTTGTGCTACCCCGTCGGGGCGGTTGGGGACCGTGAAGGCCATAATCTACCTCATGCGAGAGTGTCGTAGATGTTTCCGCTCCCACGCAGGTAGTTATACAGGTCTGGCGGGAGGTCGTAGGACTCCCCGTCGGTAAAGTCATAGGGCTGACCAGCGAAGTACATGCGCCAAGTTCCCTTGACGCGAGCCCGCTGAGTCTCCGGCTCAACAGTGACGGTTTCCTCAACCACCTCTGCTTTCTTAGCAGGAGCCTTCTTCTTAGCAGGAGCCTTCTTCTTAGCAGGAGCCTTCTTGGCTGCTGGCTTTGGAGCCTCTTCGACTTCAACTACCTCTTCTGTTTCTGATTCTTCTACTTCTTCTACTTCGATTTCATCAGCCATCTTGTGTTAAACCTTTCCAACGGGCAATGTAGCGGGGGGGCGGGGCTCGTAGACCCCAACCCCCCACAACACTATATCAAATCGCAACTAGGCGATTGCACCACCAAGGGTGTTGATGACAACTCGTGACTCGCTGGTGATGACACCAAAGCCCCAGATGGCGTACCATGCGAGGCCGTGCTCACGACCGAAGTCAATCACGCCACCGTCGCGCAACTCAACCGGCAGGGCAATAGCCTGACCGAAAGCGTTGTCGCCAATCATAATGGCGTTGTAGGCTGTAGCCAGAGGCTGGACACCAGAGGTACTGGAGTCCGAGTCCCACGCTGAGTGCGGTAGGGTTGTTGCACCCAAACCCTGTGTGACCTGAGTGGTCTCAATGAAGACCACATCATACAGGCGACCGATTTCACCGAGCATGAAGTTACCGGGTGCGGCGTACTTCGTGACCTCAATGAACTCGGGCCAATCACGCAAGGAGCGGCTCTGCGACGGGTGAACGAAGCAGACGTAGGTGTCGCCAAGGCGCGGAATGTTCTCCGCAGCCAGTGTCTCAACCGCATCCTTGATGGTTGTGGGTGAGAGATAGCCCGGTGCAGCCACCGTACCGATGGTACCGCCATCGTATGGCGAAACCGTGGTGCGAGCACCAGAAGCCTTGGTCCGACCGAAGGTGAGCGACGGAGCAACCGTCGAACCGCCACCGAACGGGATACCGGCCTTGTACAGGGTGTTACGCGCTTCAATGTCCATCGACTGGGCCATGTGACGGCCAAGGAGACGGGACGACGACGCCATAACGTCATCGAACGAAGCGTTGAGCAGCAACTCAGTAACTGAAATAGCCTGACCACGCTCAGAAACAGTAATCTGGATCTGGCTGGCCGAAAGGGCCGAAGGCTCCATACGGGTACCTTCCGTCAGTGTCGCACCATCATCCTGATCGACAGCGAGGTTGGTATAACGCATGAAGTTGACGGTGAGACCCGGCATGACACCGAGTTCCGTCTTTTTGACAGCAAACTGCTCAAAGCGAAGTACAGGCATAGCCTGAAACAAGATTTCCTTGCTCCAGATAGTCTGAATCGCAGGGGTCAGCGCTGTATCTGACGAGTAGCCGGTTAGCGACGACTGGTCAGCAGCCGTCGTAATCGAACCACCCGAAGGAGCAGGCAGGGCCATTATGTATTCCTCCGTTAGGGGACTATGTTTTTATGTTGTTAAAAGCGACCTTGTGAAGGCCGCGCCTTTAGGAGCCTGTCCCGCATTTGCATATACTGTTCCATCGGCATATCGCGGATGTCCTCCGCTGACAATGTCTGCTGCTCCGTCTGAGTTTCCATTGGCCCAACCGGGGGAGCCGTTACCGGCGACCCCCGCAGACCACTCGGTTGAGCGGACTGCTGGATTGACTCTAGTATAGCATTACTACGCTCTCTTAGTATCGCTATAGAGTTTTCGATCTCTTCCTCGGTAATACCGGAGACTAGATCACGAAGTTCAGGAATAATGTATTCCTCTTCTTCGGTCATACGCCGCTGAAGGTAAACCTCCAACTCACGGTAACGACGCTCCTTTTCAAGCATCGCCTCCTGAGTGGCACGCTCCTCTTCAATCTTGGCTAGGCGTCCTTCCCACTCCGTTTCCACGGACTTGAGTCTCTCATCGAACTCAGTCTCACGCTTGGTGATGAGTTCCTTGGCGCTCAGTTCTTCCTCTTCGCGCTTCTTGAGGGCGTCAGACTCGGCCTTAGCCAGCCGTGCAGCCTCTGACCTGTTCTCGTCACTCTCGTGAGTAAGGACAGACAGTTGGTCTTCAAGTGTCTTGACTCGTCCATCGGAGTCCTCAAGCCGCTTGTACAACTTGCCTTTCTCTTGCTGTCTGATCTTCTCTACATCCTCTTCAGTGAATGTGCGAGCAGATGCTGACTCTTCGGTCCCCACTGCAAAAGCAGTTTCGGCAACCTCAGTATTGTCAGCAGGTTGCTGACTGGGTGGCAACACTACGAGTTCAGGCGTAGTGGTGTCTGTAGGCGTCTCGGCCATAACTATTCTCCATTTCTGATTTGGCGATTAATAACTAGAGTAATGCTACTTATGCTTCTTCTTCTGAGGGAATACGGCGCTGGGCGAACCTCGCCCCGTATGCCCGCTGGATCAAGTTGTCTAACAACCCTGCGTCCGCACCGGGCGCAGCAACGCCGGGGAGCATCCCGCCGTCTTCCCCGGTAGACGCGCCGCCGGGAGGTTCTGCCCCTTCAGGGGGCAACATCCCAGTGGCTACAAAAACGGCCTGCTGGATCTGGGCGTTGAACATCTCCAACGTGCCCGTATCCATAGCATCATCCATCTGCTCCTCAAACACCTCTGCCATCTTCTCGTTCGGGAACTCTTCCCCGAGAATCTTGAGTGCCCCACGCTTGGACTCAAGACCCAGAGCCAGTTTGGCTTGAATCTCGTTCAAGGTAATCAGAACGTCAACTGGCAGAGGATCGGGCCAGTGAACGGTTGTCGTGTAGGTGAGGGGGTCTGTGGGATCAAGTTCAATAGCGTTATCCTTCTCTGGCATTTCAGAGACGGAAGCATCAAATAGCAGTAACTGAGGCTCAAAGACAGCAGCAGTGCGGATAACCAGTTCATTGACCTTCTGCAAACCCCTAGTGAAGTGTACCTTCTTCATAGTATAGCGATTCATCATAGGCTGGTACTGAATAGCCAGTGCAACACCGCTGGTATTGGAGATGGGCTGGGTCTGACCAAGTGCAGTTTCAGGCACACCAGTTAGTTCATGCATCGTGCGCTTGATGTGCTGGATGTACTCAAGCGCACCTGCCATCTCCCCTCGGGATTCAAGGTTGAAGACGTTGCTATCCTTGGGCAACCCAGCCCAAACCTTCTTAGGACCTCTTTCCAACTGACTCGCCTTGGCTCCGGTGATGATAGTTACCGGTGCGGCGTGGTAGTTGATGATGTCCGACACCTCAGCCATCTTCTCGTTCAACTCTCGGTTGAGAGGAATGATGTCCCAGATGTCACTCTGCCCCCACGGGGAGGACGAAATGGTGGTATTAGGGATGTGGACGACAGGAATATGCCCAATAGCATTGGGGTAGGTGTCCACCAACTCGTCGTTGATGTACTGCTCTACTGTCTCGTCGGTGATGATCTCGGTGAATGTATAGACCTGACGAGTACCCTCTGAAGCCGTCCCCCAGAACCGGTACTTCAACTTAAAGCGAAGTAGTCGGGTCCTGTCGTGGGGATGGTATTCAGGGAAGCAATGGGCTGGGTTGAGGGGGAGAATGCGAATCTTACCCGCAATAGGAATACCAATGGGGTCCATGTAGGGCTCCTCATAGGCAACCTTGACGAAGCAATCCCCGGTGACGGAGGCCAACTGCCCCATCTCCCACAGGGTGTGCTCCTTGTTGTTGTGCTGTTCCCACACCTTGTTGAGGAGGTGGGGGATAATAGCGTTGTTCTGCTCAGGAGTCCTAAACTGTAGACCCTTGCCAAAGCAGAAGTTCGTGATGTAGTCCGACATCGTGCGGACATAGTTCAGGTAGAACTGGGACTCACCGAACTCTCTACGGTACGCCCAGTGATGTCCGAGGTACCACGCCCACGCTGCCGAATAACGGTTCAGTCGCGGGCCGTGGACCTCAAACTCTTCATCGGCCAGTTCAACTAGGCCAAGGGGTGAGATTGCAACGGTGAGATCACTAGCGGACGCCCGATAGGACGGAGACCAGAAATCAACAGCCATGAATCACACCCGAGAGACTACGTAGCAACTACCCAATACTATACACCATTTACGGTGTACGGGTAGTTCAGTCGGTTAGAGAGGCGGTGCCCTTCGTACCCAACTTGGTCGCCATCGCTCCCTTGAGTACTGAGATAGCGGCGGCAACACCGGCACCGACCACCATCTTCCACTGATCAACACCTAGATCAAATATGGAGTTGGATGTCATGGCACCGAGGGAGGCTTGGACAAAAGTCGCTACCACCCTCTCTACTAGGTCTTTCGTAAGCATATGCAACAATCCTTAATAGGAAATAGGGCTTGCTTTCCCGGTGGGTCAGGGACTACTATTATACATGAACCAGAAGAACCAAGGAGCGAAACCATGCCCGGAACGGCAAGCAAGGTCGTGACTGACCCCCTAGAAACATACCCTGATCAGGCACTTATCGCCAAGATCTCGGCTGACCTGACCGACAAGTTTCAGTACGGATGGCTGGAACACTACTTTGAGGTGTTCCTCTCCGAGACGCTGGAGAAGTTGGTCGTTGACCACCACAAGGCCCTCAAGGGGATCGCTGAAGAACTGACTTCGGATGTGCTGGTCTACCTGACCAACAACAAGTTGATCTAGGTACCGCCGAACATCCAGCCGCGCTGGTTGTCAGCCTCGCGCTCCACAATAGGCTGGTCGGTGTCTAGGGGGTCGCTGCTGCTCTCCCACCGATCAGCCTCGCCTTCTACAAGCACATGCCCCGGAGCGATGTTCACCGGATGGTTGGGGTTGTACTCAGTGGTGAAGTTTGAGCGTTGGAACGAAGCAATCTGGTTGTTCTCTTTCGCAAAGGTGCGTGAGTCACTAAACCCCTGTGGCGTTTCAGGGAACTTACGGGATACATCCAAGTAAGCCTCTCCCGTTTCATTCCAGCCCCCAACTAATGAGTTAACTCTAGTTAGGGCAGCCAAGTGGTCCGGCGAGTTGATGTACGAAGCCACCTGCTCCTTGCCGAATGACTCAATGGCGTGCTTCTGCTCGTGTCCCTCTATCGAAACGAATACACCCTGCTCAGGTCGTTCTCCGGTGCGGGGATCAACCGATAGCCCCCCCTCTTCGTGCATCTCCCTAACGACCTCGTCTGGGTTGATGCGCTCATAGACCGCTGGACCACTCATGTCCACCGGGTCATTGGTGGTGGTGTCAAGCATACCCTAGTGTATCACCTTTAACAGTATTCTTTCCCTCTGTACATCGCCCAGCCATCCCGTATTGTGATCATCTCTAAGTTGAACTTACCGTCCCCGTCCTCATACTGTACTACCGACAGTCCCTGTTGCCAGTTCTCATATCGTGTCAGTGGTCGTCCGTCCAAGTCGGTGCCCCCCTTAGTAGACGGAACCGCACCGTCAATGCGGGCTAAACAGCCGGGTGAGGCAGCAATAACGGTTCTGGGGCCGTCGTAGTCCTCCCTCGTCATCTCTGCCCACTCCCTACGATGTATGTGCCCGTAGACCACGGAAACCTTCTCACGCTTTAAGTAGGCGTGTGCGGTGCTACCAGAAGACCTCACAAGGTCCCCGTGTATCACCTTGATATGCTCGTTGATCCACACACAGGACGCCGGGTAACCAGCGAGGTACTCAACTCCAAAGTCGTCCAGACGACACAGGCTAGGGACACTCAACACCGGCCAACTGTCTGGGCGGGTTCCCACCCGAATACCAAACGCTGCTGTGGCATTATCCAACATGAAGTTGGTCAAGCGCTCCTCATGGTTCCCCGCCAACCATTTGATTTCTGCCTCTGGGGCAGCAGTCCTTATGGCGGCACACACTTCAGTGGCCCGATCCACAGCAGCCTGAGTAGTCTGCTGGAACGCCGGAGACAACCGGTACTTGCCCAACTCTGGGAGGTCTAGGTTGTCCCCGACCAGCACCACCATGTCAGGATTGATCTCCTTAGTGATAGTCAAAGCGATGGCGATGGCCTGCTCGTCGTGAGTGGGCTCTAGGGTGCCTTCCTTATTACGGAAGTACCCGATCTGCATGTCGGGTAGGACCACACAGGATTTTAGCGCCGCTTTCTTCTTGGTGGTAGTGCTCTTGGGAAGTTTAACTGCGGGTCCGGGCTGGATGACCGGCCATTCTGGACCTTCTTCCCACGCCGGAGAAATCTGAATACCAACAAGATCATGTATCTGCGCCTCCCCCTCAGAGTCTTTGGTCAAAGACTGATAAAGGGACACCTTTTTGATGTCCCCTATTTCCTCTATATCTATGTCATGGCGCTCCAGTAAGTCAGCCAACTTCCCAATCGCATGCTTTGTTGGCCCCTTTTCCAAGCGTTTCGATAGTTCACTCACATTACTCATTCGCTGATCCTCCGGTGCAGCAACCACACACTTGTCGCAGATGTCGTTGAATTGTAGCCGCAGAAATGGGGTACCCCTGAGTGGTCAGAACACCCGCCAACCACGCTGACGAGTAGACCTTTCGCTGACCGTTGTTCGTGTCGGAAGAAACTTTGTCCAGCGCCCTGCTCAGGGCTTCCTGCTCTTCCTCCTCCAACCCGTCACGAACACGAGCAAACAGGCAGTTACGGGATCGGGGACTTCGTAGAGAGATCTCTAGGGCTTCCACAAGAGTTACGGGTTGTGCATCCATCAAAGCAAGTACTCCTTCTCCTACCACTTATCTTACACGACACAACACCTTCAGGTGGGCAACTCACTTCTTGGCAAGTACCGCCGTGACGAGTCCCCATGCTTCGGTCATGCTTGATCCCAGAAGCGTGAGTCACGTTCCAACGGATGACCAGAAGGAGTCACATAGGGCTGCCCTGCTCGGCGCTCACCCTGCACCCGTGGTGCTCCACTCTGAGTAAGTTGTGAGCGTTCAACCCCCTCACCCCCGACCCATAGCGTCGCCTGAACGTCCTTGGACGTGGCACCTGCATAGCGAGGATCACGTTCAACCAGTCGTTCCGTCGCAACGTCAGTCGCCCGCTCTATAGAGTTGTAACGAGTCTCACCCCTTCGATAGGACGATCGCCCCACTCCGGTTAGTCCCCTACCCCTATCAGCCTTATCCAAGCCACGAGTCACATGCCAGTCGACCCGCTTGTTGGCGATGATGTCGTGGTACCGCCCGTCCACCGTAGTCATCGTGGAAGCAGGGTCTTCAAGGTTATCTGCGAACGAGAAGGTCTTTGGTGCTCCCCCAAGGACATCGCGCCACTCCTGTCCTTGCAGAATGCGGTGGGCCTTGGCAAGCCCTTGGTCATACCCACCAGCCAGCGAAGGTACTACTTCTTTCAGCATGGCACTAACTTCTGGTAGCCGTTCCATCTGCTTACCTGCGTCTGGATGACCTGTTGGGTACCTGTTGGAGGCGCTGCGGTGGATCATCACCCAGCCCTCGGGCGAGACGTTCTGGATCTGCTCAAGGGCCTTGATGTTCCTAGAAGCAAACTCCACGTTAGGAGATACAGCGGCGACGATACCAGAGCCCTGAGATCGGGTTAGCCCAGCGTCTTGTGACTGTGTTGCAACCGTCTCGCGTACTGTTGGGAACCAGCCCATTCCTCGCTCTACTACAGAGTCAGGCAGGTGCATACCCATGTTGACCATGCGCCGTGTTACAGCACCAAACTGTTGGCCGCTCGCAATCTTATATAGCGCAACAGCCTTGTCCCCGTCCTAGGTGTCAGGGAGGATCAGTCGTCTACGCGAACAGCGCTCGGTCGGTTCATGTGTGCGCCAGAGTTGAAGGAACGCTCAAACTTGGGCATTCCATCTCCGGCCACGACACCCTGAACGAACTCTCCAAGGACCGACGGGGCCTCAATCCATGAGGCAGAGCCGACGTGGGCACGTTCTGCCATCGTCTGCTCGGCGGG